ACACGTTCACCTTGCGCGACGTGATGCTCGATTGGGAGTACGTGGTCGCAAAATACCCGGCGTTGCGCGGCACCAGGCCCCCGGGGCTGGGCATCATCGAAATCTCCTTCGCGGCGCCGCTCACGAAGTGGCTAGCGACGCTGTGGCGAAAGTCGGCACCACCGGCGGAAGAAAGGTCGGTAGCCTCAGCGACGGGGCCGGCGTCAAAGGAGAAGAGGCTACGAAGAAGAGAAGAGGCCCTGGACTGGCTGCTCGAGAAGAAGGAGCAGAACCCGCCGAGGTACTGGAAAAAGAACGAATGGTGCCGCGATGCCCACAAAGAGGGGCTAAAAGAATTTGTCGAAGGGGCATTCCCTTGGAAGGATTATAAGTCAGTGTTGCCGAAGCTGAACGACTTGATTGCCGGTCGCCTCGTCCGCGATCCAAGCACTGGCCGCGTGGTTCCCCGATCGAAGCTAAAAAAGTGATAAATCGACTGAATATCGACTAGACCCGACTAGACCTCCACAACCCTCATTTTTCAATAAGTTGCACCCAACTGGTGGGGCCGAAAAATGCCCTTGCCTGGTCAATAGGTCGAGTCAGGGTGCGCTCATGAACAAGCGCGCCACCATCCCGCTTCCCGACAGTCTCGCCGGCTTTACGCCGATGGAGCTCAATCGCCGATTGCCGCTCCACGAGGCCGCGGAGATCAATCGCTTCAAGGATCCGGGGTCGTTCGAAGGCAACTATCCCCACCTGGTTCGGCGAATTGGCAAGCGCAAGAAGGTCGTGACCCTTTACGACGCGCTTGTTTTGCCCCCGGCGCCTCCTGGTTGGAAGCCTGAGAAGCCCGAAGGGCCTGCGAAGGTTCCGCATAACCGACCCACATTGAAAGCTGGATCAGTTCGGCGAGCCTGAGCATCTGCTGATTTGTACCGCGTACTCCGCCGTGGAGGAGCAACCAGCTGCTCCGCGTACGGGATCCCTACGCCTCCGCCTGGGCGATCGAGCAGGCGGCGGGAGGTGTGCAAACCCCCGGGAAATGCCGAGTCAAGACGTGCCGATCCCTTGGTTGGGGATGGTGGACACGCAAACCCAGGCCAGCGCGGGGTGAAGCGCGGTGTCGATCGGAGTTACGTCCAGACATCGCCGGTTACTCGGAGCCCGCTCGCTGATGGTGCCGCACCCGGCCGTATGCTCGGTTTCCACTACCGAGCCGCAACCGGGCAGAGCAAACGCACAAATGGTGGCGGTGTGAGGCTAGGCTGACACGTGAGAAAGCTCGAAGGCATCCCGCTACGAACTGAGATCGAAACGGCCCCTTAGGGGGCCGTCGCGCTGTAGGGCAGCGCCTGACGAGATCATCCCGGAGCGCAGCACATGAAGAAGAAGAAAATTCCGGTTGTACTGCGTTTCGCCAACGCTGCGGCGAAGGCAGACTTTCGTGCGCGATGGCAAAAGCTTCAACGGGGGAAGAAACCCGGCAAGCCTCCCATGACTAATGCCGCTGAGAAACTGATCCGCGAGGCGAAACGAAAGTCTGCGGGTTAGGGCCGTAGCAGGGCGCCACTGCACCCGCGCATTAGAGGTGTGCGGCTTCGCCCTTAGCAGCTTTCCCTCAAATTTTCAAAGCAAACGAGCCCCCTACGTCGGCACGCCGACACTTGTGGGCTGTCAAGAATTGGATCCGTCCGCTTCACCGGACGGATCCCATGTTCGCGTCCCAACCTGGCTTTCCAGGCGGTCACTGGGTTGGGGGAGTTCGTCTAAATCGCCATCCACAACATGGAGGTAAGCTTGTTATATCGCCCGAATGGCGGGGCCACAACCATCCCGCCACAGTTTTCGATCTCCGCGTTTGCGGAGCTTGAGAACCATACTACGCACCGTAAGCGGCGTTCTCGCCGCCGGCTCTCCTACCGGCGGCAATTCAAGAATGGACAGCGCCGTGCCGTCGTGCGCGGCTTCACCGCCGGGAAGTTGTATCTCGCCGGCATGGCCGCGACCTTGCGGGCGGCCGCGGAGAGCTGCGGCACGACCGTCTCGTATACCAGGGCGGCTATCGTTCTGTTGCAGGCCGAGGATACCAGGTTGATATCCGCGGTCCTCCGCGGCGTCGTGCAGTTGTTGGCGGCGGCGAAGGCGGTGAAATCGACGGCGGATTTGATTGCCACCTACCGCCGCGCCGACGGCGCCGACAAGCTCGCCCTCGGCACCGCCATCTCGGCCGAAGTTATTTGGGACGAGGTGGTCACACCGGTGCTCGGCGCGGGTGGCTCTTTCCATGCGGCGCAATCCTGACCTCGAGGCCGCCCTCGCCGCACTCGACGAGGTTGGCATCCGTGATGTGGTCGTTGCACGTGGGGCTCGGCACCTTCAAGTGCGGTGGGCGAGTAACGGACAGTCACGGATGGTTGTCGTGCCCTGCACCGCGAGCGACCTGCGCTCCCCACTCAACATGCGTAGGGAAGTTCGCCGGCAGCTGCGACTCGACGGGCTACTTCCGGAATCTAACGGCGGTGCCCCTGCGCCATCGAAGGCGCCCTGCTGGCGCGAACAGGTTGAGACCTTATCGCGCCGGCTCAGCCAAATACGCGTTCCCAATGAGAAGGCCGCTGAGCGCGCCGAGATCATCGTCGCCTTGCGCCAGCTCATTAACCCTGACGGCCCGATGCACGAAGATGGCGCCGTCACCAGGAGAGAGGAGGTGACCGCCTAAGCATAGTTCGGGAGAGAAGGACTGAACCACAAGGCGGCGCCGGCGTCACCGGCGTCGCTTTTGATTTGGGAGACCATAACCGAGAGGAAGCCCTCCATGAATGACCTGCCGGAAGCGCCACAAGAGAAAAGCAACGCGCAAGGCCGCGCCAAATACATTGCGGACAAATTGCGCACAGAGATTGAGCGCTTCGAAGAGGATACTGCCACGCTCCGCGAATGGGGTATCGAGTAATTGATTCCTGCTTCACCGTGAACGGCACGCCGCCGGTCTTCGCGGTGAATTCTTCCTGAAGTGGCGGCACCTCCGAGAGCAACATGGAAACTTGGCCGCTGCGGACCTCCCTCCGCGGCGCCTTCCTTTTGGCCTCACCACTGCAGGGAAGACAAATGACCACCCAACTTGAACTGTTCGGCGGCGAGGCTCGCCCTCTGTCCCGTGTCTCCGATCCACCCGTTACTGTGTGTGATGCCGCGATTAACGCGGGGGATCACCAGCTGCGTCGCAACGTGGCGCAGCGCGGCGACGCGCTCGAATTACTGCGTGCCCCGCCGGACAACTCTGCATCGTTAGGCTTTTTCGATCCGCAGTTCCGCGAACTGCTCGCCGAACTGAAATACGGAAACGAAGGGGTATCGCGTCAAAGCGCACGCGCATGTCTACCGGCAATGACCCCGGACTACATCGCCGCGGTCGTTCTCGAATTCGCGCGCGTGCTTAAGCCGAGCGGATACTTAATGCGCTGGACCGACAAGTCCGGTCTATGCGAGGGACGCCCTCTCAACATTCCTTCCGACGTGCTCAAGGTCGTCGATTTGATCGTCACCGACGTTAGTCGCATCGGCATGGGCTATCGCACACGCTGTCGCGGCGATTTCCTGATCGTTTTGCAAAAGCCCCCGATCAAGGCGCGCGCAACTTGGACCGATCACGCAATCCCGGATCGCTGGATTGAAAAAGTCGATCGCAAGCTTCACTCGCATGTCAAGCCGGTCGACTTGATCAAGCGTTTGATCGCGGCCACGACCTTGCCTGGCGACCTCGTCGTCGATTCCGCTGCTGGCAGCTTCGGAGTAATGCACGCCGCGATCGAGCTCGGACGCAGGTTTCTCGGCTGCGATCTTGCTTACGAGGAACTGACGCTAACTCACAAGAGTGAAATGCAATGCGTCAATACCACGACCTCGTCGAATGCATCCTTGCCGACGGTGTGATGAAGCACGACCGCACTGGCACCGGCACGTTGTATTTCCGCTACTCACGACCAAGCGAGTGAATTTTCCGGCGATCGCCCACGAATTGCTCTGGTTTATCGCCGGCGAAACGAACGTCCGTTGTCTGCACGAGCGTAACGCCCATATTTGGGACCAGTGGGCAGACGCAGACGGCGAGCTCGGTCCGGTTTACGGCAAGCAGTGGCGCTCTTGGCCTACAGCAAACGGCGGTAGCGTCGATCAGCTCGCCGATGTGGTCGATGCCATAAAGCGCGATCCCGACTCACGCCGGCACATCGTTAGCGCCTGGAACGTCGCCGATCTCGATGCGATGGCGCTGCCGCCATGCCACTGCTTATTCCAGTTCTACGTCGCCAAAGGCCGGCTCTCCTGCCAGCTCTATCAGCGCTCGGCCGACGTCTTCATCGGCGTGCCGTTCAACATCGCCAGCTACGCGCTGCTAACCATGATGGTGGCGCAGGCAACCGGGCTCGAGCTCGGCGAGCTCGTGCACACGCTCGGGGACGCGCACCTCTATCGCGATCACTTCGCACAGGCGCGACAGCTGCTCGAGCGGGAGCCGCGACCGCTGCCGAGCACTCAACCCGGCGATCGCCGACCTCTTCAAGTTCGAGGCCGCGGACATCGTGCTCGAAGGTTACGAGCCGCATCCGGCCATCAAGGCGCCGGTCGCGGTCTAAACACGGAGATACACGAATGACTAACAAACAGACTGAAGCAGCCATCGGCCTTCTACTAAGCAGCAGCCGCCATATGGGGGCGGGAGATCGGGCCTTGCTGGAATTGTTCCGTAGTACCGGCAGGCTCCCCGTCCCGCCAGTGTCTGAGGGGGCACCGCCGAAGCGGACCTACATCGCGTCAAGCAAGCGCAATCCCTTCTATCCGGGAGTGGTCATTCGGGCGCGCGAGACCGGATACGAAGTGCACGATTGGTCTGACCCTCCGCTCGCGATCGATCCTGATTGTCAGAACTGGACCTGTTCCCAGTACATCGCAGCGTTCTCCCCCGCCCGCGAGCATTTCGAGAACTATAAGCGGGCCATTGAGGCGTGCGACGCCTGCGTTCTGCTGTTGCCCGCGGGCACCGACGCCCACGCCGAGGCGGTAATGGCGCAGATGCTCAGCAAGCCGACGATTGTCTGCTTCGCCGACGGTCGCCCGCAACGTGAGCTTATTCATTGCCAGTTCGATCTGTTCGCCACGAGCGTCGACGAGCTCATGAGCATGCTGGCGACGGCGCTCGTCACCTCGATAGAGGCCGCATGACTAGCAAGCAAAACGGAGAACTACATGAAACCTTTTCAAATTACTGCCTCGCATCCCCCGATCATCGTCCTGCACGGAGCTCCGGGCATCGGCAAGACATCGATGGGTTCGGGCTTTCCGAATCCGGTGTTCATCCAGACCGAGGACGGGTGCCCGGCCGGGTTGACGATCGCGAGCTTTGGCCTGTGCGAGAGCTTCGCCAACGTCATCGAAGCGCTGGCTTGGCTCGGCAAAGAAGACCACGTCTATCAGACACTCGTCGTCGACAGCCTCGACCAGTTGGAGCCGCTCGTGCAGGCGGCGCTGTGTGCCGACCGCGGCTACGCCTCGATCGAGAGCCCCGGTTTCGGCAAGGGCTACGTCGAGCTCGATAAGTATTGGCTCGACTTCCTGCGCGGCTGCAACTGGCTGCGGCGCAATCGCAATATGACGATCGTGCTGATCGCGCATTCCGAGATCGTGATGATTAACGATCCGCGCACGACGGCCTATTCGGCCTACGCCTTGCGACTCCATAGGCGGGCACGGGGGCTCGTTGAGGACAGCGCCGACTTGATCGGCTTCCTGGCGACCGACGTGGTGATCAAGAGCGAGCAGGGCGGCTTCGGCAAGACTCGCGCTCGCGCCGACGGCGGAAATACACGCTGGCTGCACGTCGAGCCGAGGCCCGCCTTCACCGCGAAGAACCGTTTCGGAATGCCCGAGCGCATCCAGATCCCGCTCGGCTTCGACTACCCGAAAACACTCGGCAAGTTTTTCCCGACTCCGCAGCCGCAAGCGGGGAGTGTGAGTACTGCGGCATCTGAAAATGCAATCGAAACGATGACATCCAAGAATGGTGGCATCCAAGCGCAAGGACTGTAGCTATGAGTTATCACGATAAGTTACCTGAAATGTTCGACCCGTGTGCGAACGAGGGCACACAGGACCTGCAACCCATCCCGTCAGGGTGGTATTTGGCCCATATCGTCGAGGCAGAAGTTCGCGACGCCGCAAACGGTAACGGCAATTACCTGCTCGCGGTGTTCGAAGTGCTTGAAGGTGACCACACGCACCGCAAGATCTACCAGAATGTCACCTTGGCCAACGCGAGCCAGCAGGCGGTTGAGATCGGCAAGCGCCTCTTGACTGATATCTATACCGCTTGTGGCATCACCGAGCCGACGCAGGAGATCGACGTGCTCCTGTACAAGCCGGTGAAGGTCCGCGTCGCCATCAAGCGCGACCCGGCTGGGGAGTATCCGGACGCCAACCGCATCTACGCGGTGCGCCCGCAGGACTTCACGCCCAAGCGTGGACCTGCCGCTTCGCCGGTCACCGGGCCGTCTGCCTCGGTGGCAACGAAACCGGACCTTCCTTGGAATCAGAAGTGAAGCAATGAGGCCGCAATGAGGATGGTCGTCGGTCCCGTGCCGGCGACCATCCTTCGCTTCGGAGACGAGCATGATCCTCTGGCAATACCAAGAAGACGCGCTACGCGAGCTGTTTGTCTTTTGGAAAAACGGCGGGGGCAATCCGCTGATCGCAATGGCGACCGGCACCGGAAAGTCCGTCGTCATCGCGTTCCTGATCAAGCGACTGCTGACCGACTACCCCCAGATGCGCGTGCTGGTGACCGCGCCGAACCGCGAGCTGCTCGACCAGGACATTAAAGAGCTTTTGAAAATCTGGCCTGACGCGCCGATCGGCATCAACTGCGACGGGCTCGGCTCGCGCGATACCGACGCGCAGATCCTGTTCGCCACGGTCAACTCTATTTACCGCAACCCGCAGGCGCTCGGCGCCCGCCATCTGGTCATCGTGGACGAGGCCCACCTTATTAGGCACGGCGAGCAGGGGATGTACCACGCCACGCTCACCGGTCTGCGCGACCTCGTGCCGGATCTCCGCGTAGCGGGACTGACCGCGACGCCGTTTCGCCTCGACAGCGGGCACCTGTGCGAGGGCGAGGGGCATCTCTTCGACAACGTGGTCTTCGAGTACACGATCGCTGAGGGCATCCACGACGGCCGGCTCTCGCCGCTGTCGTCGAAGGCTACGACCAAAACTATCGACGTCACCGGGGTCGGCAAACGCGGCGGCGAGTATATCGCCGAGCAGCTTGAGGCCGCTGCGATCCGCGACAATGCGGTCGCGTTCGCCTGCGACGAGATCGTCACCTATCAGGGCAAGCGCCGGGCGTGGTTGCTCTATTGTGTCGGCGTTGCTCACGCCAGCATGGTACGCGACGCCCTGCGCGCCCGCGGTATCAACGCCGAGATGGTGCTCGGCGAGACTCCAGATGCGGAGCGCGACCGCATCATCGAGGACTTTCGCCTTGGCAAGCTGACCGCGCTCGTCAGCGTGATGGTCCTATCCTACGGCTTCAACGTTCCGCATGTCGATCTGATCGCCATGCTGCGCCCGACTTGCAGTGCCGGGCTTTACATTCAGCAGGTCGGCCGCGGCACGCGCAAGGCTGAGGGCAAGGAGACTTGCCTCGTCCTAGACTTCGCCGGAAACGTTCGCCGCTTCGGCCCAGTCGACAACGTCCGCATCAAGACCAAGAGCAGAGGCTTTGACACCTTAGCTCCGACCAAGGTCTGCCCGGAGTGCAACGAGATCCTGCCGCTGGCGGCGACCGAGTGCTCGTGCTGCGGCCATGCCTTCCCGCGTGATACCGCGCCCAAGCACGCCGCCCACGCTGATACGGCGGCGATTCTTGGCCCGCGGCGCGTCGTCTCCGATTGGATGGAAGTCGAGGACATCGAATACGGCTTTCACCACAAGGAAACCCCGTCGCTGCGGGTCACCTTCCAGTGCGGCATCCATAGTTTTTCGAAGTGGGTGTGCCTGCAACACCGCGGTTATGCCCGTGATCTTGCCTCGCAGTTCTGGCGCGTCATGAGTGGTGGCACACCCGTGCCCGCCACAGTCGACGAAGCGTTGCAGCGGCAGGACGAGCTCACACAGGTGACGCACATCCGCGTCGCGCCTGAAGGCGAGAGGTATTGGCGCATCGTCGGCTACCGCATCGACGGCCAAAATTTCGACGGCAATCTGCACCGCGCGATCGCGTGGGGCCGGCCCGAGATCAACGACTCGATCCCTTATTGAGGACGCAAACATGAAACTCATTCCGGACGCGCTGCCGGATCTCCGGCGCGTGGGCCTGATCGCCATCGATTCTGAAGAGCGTGACAACGGCCTGCAGACTGATCGCGGTTCGAGTTGGCCGTGGTGTGATGGGCACGTCTGCGGCATCAGCGCCGCCTATCGCGCGGACGGAGAAGTGCACGGGCTCTATCTGCCGATGCGCCATCCTGACACGCAGTGCTTCCCGCCCGAGCAGGTCTACGCCTGGCTTGCTGCACACGTCGCCTGCGGGCCGAAATTTCTCACCCACAATGGGCCGTTTGATTGGGGATGGTTTCGCGCCGAGGCGGGCATCCGCATGCCGTCGAGTAAGCGCATCGAGGAGCTGGGAGCCCTCGCTACCCTGACCAACGAGAATCGCCGCGACTACGGGCTGGACGCGTTGGCCAAGTCCTGCGGCTTTCCTGGCAAGGACGAATCCTTGCTGCGCGAGGGCTGCGCGGCGCTCGGGCTGATCGAGAACAAGCGCAAAAAATTTCGCCCGCAAAATTATCTCTGGCAGCTGCCGGCGCGCTACGTCGCGGCCTACGCGGTGGCCGATGCGATCAATACCCTGCTGGTGTTCGAGCAGCTCAACCCGACCCTCGACCGGGAGAATACGCGAGCCGCCTATCAGCTGGATCGCGATTTGGTGCCTCTGATCGTCGAAATGCGTGCGCGTGGAATCCGCATCGACATCGGCGGCGCCGAGCGTGCCCGCGACCTTCTGCTCGGCAAGCGCGACGCAGTGCTCGCTCAGCTGTCGGACAAGCTTGGCCTGCCGGTGAGCATGGACGAGCTCAACCGAGCTCAGTGGAAGGCGCCGATCTTTGACCGCGAGAAGGTGAAATATCCGCGCACCGAGAAGGGCAACCCGAGTTTCACCGGCAACTGGATGGAAGGCCACGCGCACTGGCTGCCGCAGCTGATCTGCGAGGCGGAGAAATATCACCGCGCCGGCGACAAGTTCGTTGGCAATTACATCCTCGGACACGCGGTCAACGGCCGCATCTACGCCGAGATCCATCCGTTCAAGAGCGAGGATCACGGCACAAAATCGTTCCGGTTCTCGTACAGCGATCCGCCGCTGCAACAGATGACGGCACACGACGAGGAGTTCGCGCCGATCATCCGCGGCCTGTTCTTACCCGACGAAGGTGAGGTCTGGGCGAAACCCGATGCTTCACAGCAGGAGTTCCGGCTCGCCGTGCACTACGCGGCGCTCCACAGCATGCCCAAGGCCGAGATTGCGGTCGCGCGCTATCGCGATGATCCGAACACCGACTTTCATCAGCTGACGGCACAGCTCACCGGTCTCGCGCGGCAGGCGGCCAAGACTACCAACTTCGCTAAGATTTACGGTGCCGGGGTCCGCAAATTTGCTGAGATGACTGGCCTGCCGCTCAAGGAAGCGCACGAGCTCTATGCTCAGTACGATCGCGAGATGCCGTTCCTGCGTCAGCTCAGCAAGGCGTACGAGTATCTCGCTCGTCAGCACGGCTATATCACGCTCTACGACGGCGCCCGCCGGCATTTCAACCTGTGGATCCCCGGCGGCAAATGGGAGAAGGGCGCCGGACCGTGCGAGCGCGAGGAGGCCGAGCGCCGGCTTGCGGATCCTGCACATAAGTGGTTCGGCAAGGGTCAGCTCTACCGCGCCGACTGCCACAACGCCCTGAACGCGCTGATCCAGGGCTCGGCGGCACGTCACACCAAGCTCTGGATGCGCGCGGTCTGGCGCGAGGGCATCGTTCCGCTCCTACAGATGCACGACTGCCTCGACTGCTCGGTCACGACGCGCAAGCAGGCCGAGATCGTGGCGCGGCTCTGCGTCGAGGCGGTTGAGCTCAAAGTACCGATGCGTTGCGACCTCAAGTTCGGTCATACCTGGGGAGGCGCCAGGCACAGTTGGGAAGAAGTATCCGGCGAAAAGTCTGCGCCACAATCCAAATCGAAACAGCCCAAATCCGAATCTGAAATCGAACCGGAATGTGAATCTGCAATCGAAGCCAAATTGGAATGTAAGCCTGTGATCGAAACCGAATGTGAACCCGAGCCGGCCGTTGCCCAAAGCAACGGGCACGGTCAACCGATCGCAGGAGAGATTATGGGTGCATACGCGCAGTGCTCCGGCGTGCTGATTGAGCGTGGCTACGCGGCGATCCCGATCATGGCCGGCACCAAGGCCCCCGGCTTCGAGTGTGCTGGGGTTAACACACCGCTGACGAAGTGGCAGCGCCGCTTCCTGGACCGGATCCCGAGCGCGTATGAGCGTGAAATCTGGGGCAAGGGTGACACCGGCGTCGGTGTCGTCGGCGGGCGCGCCTCGCGCGGACTGATCGGCGTCGACATCGACATCGACACCGACGATCCGGCGATCAAGGACGCGCTCCTGGCGGTGCTGCCCGCGACGCCGGTCAAGAAGGTTGGGCAGAAGGGCGAGACCAGATTCTACTACGGCCCCGACGTCCCTTCGCGCTCCTGGAACATCGCCGGCAGGCGGGTCTGCGATATCATTGCAGACGGCCGCCAGACTGTGCTGCCGCCGACCATCCACGAAAAGACCGGGCAGCCCTATCGCTGGCTCGGAGAGCCCCTCGATGCATTTAGGCCGGAGGAGCTGCCGCGCCTGCCCGCGGATATCGTCGCCCGCATCGACGGCGCATTAGCGCCGCTCGGCTGGCAGCCGCCGGCACGGGCCGGCAATGGCGGCATGATCGCCGATGACGACGACGCCTCGCCACACCGCCAGCTCAACAGCTTCGCGCTCGCGCACCTGGAGCGGTGGGTGCCCGCGCTTGCGCTTTACAAGTGCCGCCCGGCGCGCGGCGGGTTCGAAGCGGTCACTCACTGGCGCGAGTCCTCGACTGGTCGCCCGCTGGAGGAGCGCAAGCGCAACCTCAAGATCCACCCGAGCGGGATCAAAGACTTTGGCGATGGTGCCGGCGGAACCTACACGCCGCTCGACCTCGTGATGGTGGCGAACGACTGCGACCTCGACACGGCGTTCAAGTTCCTGAGTGA